CGATTCCTGGCGAGTACGGTGGAAGGGATCGGACCTGACCGAGCCTGACCGGGACCGGCCGGATGCCGGCCATACCGAACGGATGCTGGAAGTCGCCCGCGCCATCGAGCGCGGGACGCTGGGCCAGGATGCCGTCCAGCTGAACCGACAGGCCCGCATCCGGCTGGCGATGCGGGCGTGGCGCGAGTCGGGCGGATCCGAAGCCACGCTGCGGCCCGTGCTGCTGCGCCGGCCACGCCTGAGGCCCGAACCCCTGTACGCGACCCCGCTACCGGCGTGGGCCACGCATACGATCGGCCCGAAGATCAAGGCGTGGGCAGCGAAGTCCATCGGGCTGACGCTGCTGCCGTGGCAGTCGGCCGCCCTGGACTGGGCACTGGCGTGCGATCGAAGCGGCACGCCGGCCCACAGGCACGTCGTCATCAGCACGCCCCGGCAGTCGGGCAAGACGGCACTGATCCGTGCCCTGGTGGGCTTCGCCGTCATGGGCTTGCATCCCGGCTGGCGCACGATCATCGGCACGGCCTACGACCGACGCCAGGCGCACCGTCTCTACCTGGACGTGCTGTATGACCTGGAACCCCTGGCCGGCGTGTACGTGTCGGCCTATGCCGGCATCCGCGGTCCTCGAGGACGCCTGTACGACGTGCTGTCCCGAGAGGCCCGCAGCAACGCACGCGGCCTGACGGTTGACCTGAACGTCATCGATGAAGTCATGACGCAGACAACCGATGAACTGTGGGCCGCGCTGCTGCCGACGATGGCAACCCGCAGCCACGGCCTGGGCGTCGGGCTGTCATCGGCCGGCACGGATCGAAGCGTGCTGCTGCGGGCGTGGTATGAACTGGGCCGCGCCGTCGTGGCCGGCAAGCCTGGCGAGGGCTTCGGGATGATCTGGTACGCGCCCCCGGATGACGTGGACGATGACGATCCCCGCGCCGTTGGGCTGGCGAACCCCGCCCTGGGCAGCCTGGTCCTGCCGTCGGCCGTCGCGTACGAACGCGTGTCCATGACGCGGGACAGTTTCCGGCGGGAGCGCCTGAACCGCTGGACGATCGGCGAACAGTCGATCATCCCGTCATGGATCTGGGCCAGTCTGGGCAAGCCCGACGCGGCCATCCCGGCAGAGGCCGGCCGGATCATCCTGGCCGCTGACGCTGTCGGCAGCTGGCAGCGGGCGACGATCGCCGTGGCTGGCTTCCTGCCTGAAACCGAACGGCCCCATGTAGCCGTGGCCGATGAACTGGTGGCGACGGCATCCCGGCCGGCCGTCAGCCCTGGCGACTTGATCGGGGCACTGGCGAAGGCCATCGAAACGTGGCAGCCGGCGGCCATCGTGTACGACAAGGGAGCGGCCCTGGCACCGCACCTGGAAGGGGCCGCAGCGGTAGCGGGCTGGCCGATCGTCGGCATGGGGCCGAGCCAGATGGCCGGCGCATCGGCCAACCTGGAAGGGCTGATCCTGGGCGGGGAGGTCAGCCACAGTGCCGACGTGCTGTTCGCTGCCCACCTGGCCGGCGCGGCCCGCAGCATCCGGGGCGACAGCTGGCGACTGTCCCGCCGGCAGTCCACGGGCCATATCGACGCGATCGTGGCCGCTGCCATGGCCCTGTATGCCCTGACGCGGCCACAGGAAGCGAACGTCGACCTGGTGCCCCAGATCTTCACGTAGGGCCGTCGGTACTGGTATTCGGCCGGCAGTTCGGGCACGCTACGTGTCGTGTCAAAGCGTAGCCATCGTCGGCCGGCGGGATCCCTGGTCGTAGCTGCCCAGTCGGATCCGCCGGCCGGCCGCCAGGTGACGTTCGAAGGCGGCGTGCTGGATACCAGCCAGTGGGCGTCGGGGCGTGGATCATCCGAGGCCGTGGCCCTGTCCGTGGATGCCCTGTACGCGTGCGTGCGGCTGATCAGCGATGGCGTGGCGTCGGCCAGCTGGGGCGAGTGGAGGGGGCTGACGCGGCTGCCCGACTCCCGGCTGGCACGCCGGCCCATGCAGCGGCTGACGCGCCGGCATTGGACGTGGCTGGTCACGTCCACGATGGCCCTGTACAACATCTGTCCGCTGCGGCTGATGGGCGGGACCGATGACGAAGGCGTGCCCTGGTCCCTGGTGCCCCTGAACCCCGCCCTGCTGACGAAGGATCCCGGCAGCCGCGTGTACCGCTACGGGGACGAAATCATCGCCCCCGATGACTTGCGCTTCATCCAGCGGGCCACGTTCCCGTCCGTGACGCCGGCCGTGGCCGCCATCCTGTCCCTGGCGCGGCAGCAGATCGAAGCCGCAGCATCGGCCGCCCTGTACGCCGGCAGCTGGTGGGAGTCGGGCGGGGCACCGCTGGTGGTGCTGACGACCGACCAGGACCTTACGAAGCAGCAGGGCGAGGACATTGCCGAACGCTGGCTGGAGCGGCGCAAGAAGGGGCCGGCCTACCCCGCTGTCATGGGCAAGGGCGCGAAGGCACAGGCGTTCGGGGCGAACCTGGGAACCGAAGAAGCGGCCCAGGCTGCTGATCGGCTGATCGCATCCATAGCCCGCTACATGGGCGTTCCGCCGGCCTACGTCAACGCACCCAGCTATGCCGGCAGCCTGACCTACCAGAATGTCGAACAGGCGGGGTTGGACCTGGTGCGGTACACGCTGAACGGTTACAGCCAGCCGATCGGGGACACGCTGTCGGACCTGTTGCCGGGGGACTACCTGGTGGGCCGCAGCATCCGGCTGGACCTGTCGGCCCTGACGCGTGGCGAACAGGCCGCCCGGTATGCCGCGTGGGCGTCGGCCATCAGTGCCGGATGGCTGACGAAGGACGAAGTACGACAAGCCGAGGGCTATCCGCCCCTGGAACAGGCTGCGGCAGTCGGGCCGGCCGTGGACGAAGCGGCCCAGGAAGCGGCAGGGGCGTTCGCATGACAGACCAGACGACCGAGATCCAGGGGACCGTCAGCATCCGGCAGGAAGGGGACGCCCCGACGCTGGACGGGCTGGCCGTGCCGTGGGACGGCAGCACGACGCGCACGCGGGAATATCCTGGCGAACGCGAGTCCTTCGCCCGTGGCGCGTTCGGGGAAGCGATCAAGGCCCGCGCCGGCAAGCGTGTCCCCTACCTGGACGAACACGCCGATGGCACGCGCCATATCGTCGGCATGGTGGACCTGTCCGAAGCCGATGACGGGCTGCGTTTCAGCGGGCCGCTGCTGGGCAACCAGGCCGCCCGCGACTATGCCGAGCGCGTGGCAGCTGGGGCCGACGGCGTCAGCGTTCAGTTCCTTCCCGGCCAGATCCGACGCGGCCGTGGAAGCGTCACCCATACGCAAGTCGGATCCATCCTGGCCCTGGCCGGAACGTACGCGCCGGCATACGCCGGGGCATCCGTAGCCCTGAGAGAGGACGAAACCGTGACGATGCAGCGCGAAACCGAGCCGGTCCCGACGCCGGATCCCGATCCCGTGCCCGAGCCGGCCCCCATGATGCGTGCCATCGTGCGCGGGGAACTTGACGCGTTCCGGCGCGAGATTGCCGAGTCGGGCATCGTCGTGCGCCAGTCCGATGCCGGCCCGTACGCGTCCCTGGGCCAGTACAAGTCCCTGGGCGCACTGATGCACGCGGCCTACCGGGATACCGAAGTCCGTGACGCCTTCGCCCGTGCCCTTGCCGACCAGATCACGTCCGAGTCGCCCGGCGTCATGGGCGGGGCGAACGTCATTGGCGAAGTCAAGGGGATCATCGCTGCCAGCCGGCCGGGGATCGACGCCTTCGGGGCGTCCCCGCTGGGCGGATCCGGTATGTCCGTGGACTGGCCCTACGTCACGGTGGCCCTGGGCACGATTGTGGGCGTCCAGGCAGCCCAGAAGACCGAAATCACGTCCGTGGACGTGCCGATCCTGAAGGGCACGTCGCCCATTGCCACGTACAGCGGTGGATCGGATCTCGCCGTCCAGCTGATCCGGCGTTCGGATCCCTCCTACCTGGACGCGTACGGCCGGATCCTGCTGGCCGCGTACGCGTTCGTCACGGATAAGGCGTTCGTCGATGCCGTGGAAGCCACGGCCGGCCTGGGCAGCATCGTCATCGACTTCGCCACGGCCACGTCCGACCAGATCCGCACGGCCCTGTTCGCTGCATCCGTGGCCGTCCAGG